GAACTTGCCGCTTGCGCGTCACTATTCTGGCTGTTGTGGCGCGAGAAAAATGAATTTATGGTTGGTATGGCCGCGAACAGTTTGCAAGCCAAAATTATTTATGACCGCGTGCGCAAGGTTATCGAAGCGAACCCTACGCTTGATAAGCGCATGAGCAAAATGACGGATACGCGCGGTATTCAAACGAAGAAAGGCACAAACTATGTCATTCTTGCGAACAAGGAAAGTTCAGCGCAGGGGTACAGCGTAGGGCTGGGGCTTCTTGACGAATTGCACACTTACCGCAACGAAAGTGTGTTTGCCGCTATCGTCGCAGGAACTGGAAGCCGTGACAACAGTTGTGTTCTGGGCATAAGCACGGCAGGGGATGAAAACAGCGAACTGTTGAAAGACCTTTACCGCCAGGGGCTGACTTCACTAGAAGACAAAGAAACAAGGTTTGGCTTCTTCTGTTGGGAAGCGTCAGAAGACCGCGTGCCCGAAGACGATCAAGAACTATTGCGGTTGCTCAAACAAGCAAACCCTGCACTTGCTTCTGGCCGTATTGACGAAGCAAATATGTTGGCTGATGTTCGCGCAATGCCCGAAAGCGATATTGTGCGTTATCGGTTGAACCGTTTTACAAGTTCAAGTGACACTTTCCTTGACCTGAACCTTTGGGGCAAGTGTGCCAGACCGCGCGGTTCAGTATTTGACCAACAGCCAGGCAAATTTATTATTGCCATTGACCGCACCATTGACTTGGGCTATGCCAGTTTTGTTGCCGCCTACAAGGATGACACAGGCATAACCTATGTTGAAACGGTTGCTTCGCTGCGTAAACCTTCGCTGGAACAAATGCTTGAAGTGACTATGCGCCTTCGACAGTTACGGCCAGCCAAATTTGTGTTGGACAATTACAGCCTGAAAGACCTTGGCGCTGAATTGAAGAAAAAGGGTGTCAATGTTGAAATGGCAACTAACGCTGACCAAATTGCCGCTTCTTCTAAATTCTTTGCGACAGTTATGCAACAAAAGGTTTCGCACGCAAACGACGATCTAATGACCGCGCAATTACAAAATGCGAGAATGAAGCCAGTTGGTGAAGCCTGGAAAATTGCGCGTAAACCAGGCACAGACATTGACTGTGTTATTGCTCACGCATTAGCAATTTATTTTTGCGAGAGTGTTGCCCTTCAGTCCAGCGAATTGCAGTTATTCTAGTAGTTTGGGCAAAAGGGGAAAATTTGGATAATACGATTGACGGTTACGCTGTACCAGTTGACCCAATGGACTTGGTTCAATGCGACAGTTGCCAATAATCGGGGGCGGTCTGGTTTCGATTGGCTACAAAACCCGAAAGGGAATAGTCAAGACCTGGGTTCAATTCCCAGCGCTTCCACAATACTGACATAATAATTTTATTGTGTTACCATTGGGGCAATGGGTTTTGTTGATCGCTTTGCGCAAGCGTGGCTTATGTCGCGTGATACTGTCACGCCTAATGCGCGGTCTTTCACTATTCCGAACCGTACAAGCACCGCGCAAACGCGCCCAGTCACCACGAGTGACGCAATGGCTTTGGGTTCGGTTTATCGTGCAGTTTCCCTTATCGCTGTTGCCGCTGCGCAACTACCTTGGAAAGTAGTTACTGACACAGGTGAAGTTGAACCCAACACTTTTGTTCGCGCACCTGATCCGTTACTTTCTCGCGCTGCCTTCGTAGAACAAACCACAACCGCGCTTGCGTTGAACGGCAACGCTTTCTGGCGGTTGGGGCGCAACGCGCGCAACGAAGTTGTTACAGCCGAAAACCTGAACCCCGAATTTGTTGAAATTGTTGTGAACCGTGAAGGCCGCACAACTGGCTTCAAATATCAAGGGTTGAAAGAATACACCGTTGATGAAGTAAAGCACTTGGCTTTGTTTCGCGTACCAGGCCGCGCACGCGGTCTTTCCCCTATCGAAGCGGCCAACCTTGAACTACGCGGCGCAATAGACCTTTCAACTTACCAAAGCAACTGGTTTTATTCGGGCGGTGTTCCAACTGGTTTGCTGTCAACGCAGCAAGACCTAACCCGAACCCAAGCCGAAGAAGCAAAGGCTTGGTGGAACGAAAACGCAAGTGCCGCCAACGGTATTGCTGTGGTTGGTAACGGCCTTTCTTTCGACAAGATCGGGATGAACGCAAGCGAAGCCCAAATTGCTGAATTGCGCAAACTATCGGCAACGGAAGTTGCGCGGTTGTTTGGTGTCCCTGCGTCGCTTATGTTGGCTGACGCTGGCACTTCCCTGACCTATTCAAATGTTTCTCAAGAATGGCTGGGTTGGCAACGCTTCGGCTTGCAGAAATACACACTTGAAATTGAACAGGCTATGAGCAGCCTTCTGCCTGGTTTCCGTAAAGAAGTGCGCTTTACTTATGACGCGCTTCTTCGTCAAGATACTTTGGGGCGCTACCAGGCGCACGCTATCGCCTTGAACAACGAACCGTTTATGACGCGCGCAGAAGTGCGCGCGCTGGAAGACCTGCCAACTGAAGGGGCTGTGTAATGGAATATCGCCAAATTGCTATTAGGGCTGTGGACACAGAAGCACGCATTGTTTCTGGTATCGCTGTGCCTTATGACAGCGTTGAAAATGGTGAACGCTGGGAACAGGGCGCGGCACAGGTTGAACCTGACGCAAAACTTATGGCTTACCACAACGAAGTTATTGGCACGATCCTTGAACACAAAGACACAAAGCGTGGCCTTGAAATTCGGGCTTACATTGCCAAAACTTCCACAGGAAACGACATATATGAACTTGTCAAAACTGGCGCTTTGGACACCTTCAGCGTTGGCTTTGACAACCCAGTTTCAAACCGCGACGAAGACGGGGTGACTGTTATTCAGTCTGCGCGTATTCGTGAAGTGTCCGTTGTTCCGTTTGGTTGGTTTCACCAGGGCGCTAAAATTTCCGAAGTTCGCAACGAACCTTCGGATGACACCGCAACACAAGTTGAAGGTGACAACGAACCGTTTGTTGACGGTTCAGAAAAAGAAAAGGACAACACCGTGACTGATGTTACTGTTGACCCTTCGGCTGACATTGCTGAACTTCGTCAGTCAGTTGAAGGAATTGAACGAAGCATTGCTACTATGGCAACGCGCGACGAAGCCCCTGTTGTTTCCAAGCGATCACTTGGGCAACTTGTCAAGGGTATCGTTTCGGGAGACGCAGAAGCGATTGCTGACTACAAGCGCGTTTATGCTGGCGGTACTTCCGCTGACGGTTACGCTGCTGACGCTTGGGTTGGAGACCTGACGCGCCTTGTTGACCAGGCCGCAATTCTTCGCACCGTCTTTGACCGCGCTGCCCTTCCTGGTACTGGTCTCAATGTTGAATTTGGTGAACTGAACACCAACACCATTGCTGTTGACCGTCAGGTTGACGAAGGTGACACCATTGCTTCGGGTATTGTTTCGGTTACTACGCGCACCGCACCTGTTCGCACCTATGCTGGTTCGTCAACGCTTTCCATTCAGGAAATTGAGCGATCCAATATTGACATGGTGAACTTGACCCTTCGTGCGCTTGCGCGTGAAGCAGGTATTCAAATGAATACTGAAATGCGTGACAAGTACGAAGCAACCGTGACGGCACAGGCTGCCAACGGTGTTGAGTACCCTGCAACTGGCGCAACCTACACAGACTTTCTTGACTGTGTTGTTGAAGCCGCTGACAAGTTCCAGACCAACGGGTTGGACATTACGGCACTTGTTGTTGACAAGGCGCTGTATAAGCAACTTGTTGCACTTGAAGCCGCTGATGGCCGCCCAGTCTTCCTGGTTGACGCTGCCGCACAGGGCAACATTGCTGGCCGTCTGAACCTGGTTGGTCTTGGCGGTTCGTTTGTTGGTATCCCTGTTGTCTGTGACACGCTTCTTGACGGGGCTGCCGCCTTTGTCAACAGCGCTGCGCTGACCGCTTGGGAAAGCCCCATTGCGTCGCTTTCGTCGAACACCAGCCTTGAACTGACGCGTGACTTCGGTGTTTACACCTATGCCGCGTTTGGTGCAACGATCCCTGCGGGTATCGTGCCGCTGATCGCTGACTAGTAACCGTTAGGGGCTGAACGCTGTGACCGCTGTTGACTTGCAAGTTTATGTTGGTGCTTCTGATACTGACATTGACTATGTAACTGACTGTTGGGATGAAGCACACTTGCTTGTTGACAAATTTGTTGGCACGGCAACTGTTTCAGCAATAATTATGAAACGCGCCAAATTAGAGTGCGGTTCGGAATTGTTTCACAGGCGTTCAGCCCCAAATGGCATTAGCCAGTTTGCCAGTATTGACGGGTCAGCAATTAGAATTTCGCGTGACCCTATGATTGGCGCTAGAAAAGTGCTTGAACCCTGGTTGCCTATTGGCGTTGCCTAATGTCAACACTTATTGAAATTAGGGAACAACTGGCGCAAGTGCTGACTGACGCGACAGGGCTGCCTTCTAGCCCTTTTCTTGTTGAACGCATTGTGCCGCCAGTTGCCTTGGTTAGTCAGGGTTCACCTTATGTTCAGTACGAAGACAATGTTTTTAGTACCGAACTGACGGTGCGGTTGCGCGTTGATCTAGTAATGTCAACGGCCACAAACCTGGTCAGTTTTGACAGGCTTGACGAAACCATTGAATTGGCTGTTGCTGGGTTGCTGGCTTCAGACTTCTATGTTGACGCGGTAAGCGCACCTTACGCACTTGACGCGAACAACGCAAAATATATGACTGTCACAATTACGGTGACGAAACCCAAGACTTTCTAGAAAGGGAAGCAATGACTAGCACAAGGTTACGGGGTAAAGCACTTACCCTAAAAATTGGTTCAACTGAAGTTGTTGGTGACTTCAACAGCGTCGTTTTGCAGTCCGAAGACGCGGCTGATGATGTTAGCGTTTTTGGTTCAACAGCAAGTGACTTCTTTATTCAGGCAACTGGTATTCAGTCAACTGATGACGATAGTTTTCAAATGTTTTGCTGGGATAACGCTGAAACCGAAGTTGTGTTTTACTTTCGGCCACAGGGCGGCACTAGCACAACGGCCAGCGCTGCTGACGCACCAGTTTGGACTGGCACGCTGATCATCCCTGCGCGTGGCCGCCTGGCTATTGGTGGAGAAGCCAACCCCAGGGGCACTTGGACTTGGGAAGCGCGCTTTGACATTATTGGCGAACCAACCATTCTGGCTGTTCCCTAATAATGGTTATCAGCGCAAGTGATGTTCACAAAACCTTTAGCGGTGTATCCGTACAAACTAAAGGCTTGCGTGCAGCGTCACTTGCGCTGAAACGCGCTGGCGATTATGCCGAAGACCAAAAAGAACTAATGCACGAAATTGGCATGATAGTTGTGAACGAAGCCAAGCGTATTGCGCCAGCGCGGTCTGGAACATTGCGTGAAAGTATTCGTGCAGGTAAGGGCAAGACAAAGGCTGTGGTGCGTGCAGGTTGGAAGCGCGTACCCTATGCCCCAGTTATTCACTACGGTTGGCCTGATCGCAATATTCCAGCGCAGCCGTATATGTACCAGGCGCTTGCCGCAACCCGAAGCGAAGTTATGTCGCGTTATGAACGCGGTATGCAAGCGCTTCTGTTCAAGGCAGGGCTTGACCCTTCCAAGAGCAGCGTTAGTTATGATAATTGGAAACTGAA